CGTCGGCCTCGACCGCCCACCCTGGGAATGGTCGACCGCCGCGCCCACCGGGATCACCACCTACGCCGGGCGCACCCTCACCTACGCCGAGCTCTACCGGCGCCAACCCAACGTGCGGCTCGTCACCCGGTTCCTCGGGCGCAACATCGCCCAACTGGGTCTGCACGCCTACCGCCGGCTGTCCGACACCGAACGAACCCGCCTGCCCGGCGGCCATCCCGTCGCCGAGCTCATCCGCCAGCCGAACCCCCGCACCACCCGGCACCGGTTCGTGCGGGCCATGGTCGAGGACCTCGCCGTGTTCGACGACGCCTACGTCCTCATAGCGAAGAACCCGATCGACCCGGCGAAGATCGTGCTGTTCCGCCTGCCCCCGCAATGGGTGCAACCCGTCGGCCAGTCGTGGCTCGCCGCGGACTACTACCGGGTCACGACCAGCGCCCGGGGCCCCATCGACTTCCCCGCCGCCGACGTGGTGCACATCCACGGCCACAACTTGGACGATCCCCGCCAAGGGTGCTCACCACTTGAGGCGCTCCGCCTCATCCTCGCCGAGGAAATGGCGAGCGGAGAATGGCGCCAACAGTTCTGGTCGGGCGCGGCGCGCATGTCCGGCGTCATCGAACGGCCCTCCGGGGCCCGCTGGTCCGATACGGCGAGGGCCCGGTTCACCGACGGGTGGACCTCGGCGTTCGCCGCCGGCGGTGGCCGCGAAGGCGAAACGCCGATCCTCGAAGACGGCATGACCTACAAGCCCGCGGCGTTCTCCCCCGAAGAAGCCCAGTACCTCGGGGCCCGCAAGCTGAGCCGTGAAGAGGTGGCCTCCCAGTACGGGATCCCCCCGGCGTTCGTGGGGATCCTGGAGCAAACCAACTTCGCCAACATGGACGAACAGCACGTCAGCCTCTACTCGGACACGTTCGGGCCGTGGCTCGACTTGCTGACCGAGGACCTCGAGCTCCAACTCCTTCCCGCCCTGGCCGACACCGCCGACGTGTACCTGGAGTTCAACCTCGAGGAGAAGCTGCGCGGGTCGTTCGAGAAACGCGCCGCGGCGGCGAGCACCGCGGTGGGGGCGCCGTGGATGACCCGCAACGAGATGCGCGCCCGCGACAACCTGCCCGCCCTCGACGGCGGCGACGAGCTTGTCACGCCCCTCAACGTCCTCGTCGGCGGCCTCGCCTCCCCCCGCGACACCGCCCCCATCGAACCCGCCGCCGGGCCCGACAACGGGGCATCGGCCCGGCGGTACAAGGCCGCCGCCCGCCCGGCCGCCGAAGCCGCGCGGGTCGAGGTCCGCAAATGGGACCCCGCGCACGCCCGGGTTCTGGCATCGCATTTCCGGCGACAGGGTTCCGCCGTGCTCGCCGCGCTCGGCACCGAACGCTCCGTCACCGACGCGTTCGCCGGCGCCGACCCAGACCGGTGGACCCGCGAGCTCGCCACCGACCTGCTGCGCGTCGCGCTCACCGCCAACGCCGAACTCGGCCAGCACGCCGCGGGCCGGTTCGGCGCCGACTACGACCCTGACCTGGCCATCGGGTGGCTCACCACCAACGCCCGCATCGCCGCGGAGAAGATCGAGGCCACCACCCTCGCCCAGGTCAACGCCGCGGTCACCGGGATCAAGGCCCGCACCAAAGCCGCCGGCGACCTCGACGAGCTGAGCGACGACGAGCTCGCCGAACTCGACGACGAGGACCTCGACGCCGGGCCCGGCACCGAACCACCGGGCCCGCTCGACCGGGCCCGGGCCGTGTTCGCCCTGGCCGTCGCCGTGCGCGCCGTCCAGATCGCCGCCACCCGCTCGACCGCCGTCGGGAACTTCTCCCTCGCGGATGGCGCCGCCCAGGCCGGGGTCCGCTCGAAGGTCTGGGTCGTCACCTCCGCCAACTCCCGGCACCCCGAGATGGACGGCGAAACCGTGCGGCTCGGCACCGAGTTCTCCAACGGCGCGGCGTGGCCCGGCGACCCCGTCCTCGGTCCTGACGACACCGCCGGATGCACCTGCGTCCTCGACTTCACCACCGACTGAGGAGCACGCCATGCCCCCCGCGCTCGCCCACCGCCGCAAGTCGCTCCCGCTCCACGGGTTCAAGGCGCTGCCCGCCGAAGGCCCCGGCGTCTACGAGGCCATCGTCGCCGTGTTCTCCAACACCGACCTGCACGGCGACAAGATCCTCCCCGGCGCGTTCGCCGACTCCCTCGCCGCCTGGGAGAAGTCCGGGGATCCCATCCCGGTCATTTTCTCCCACCAGTGGGACACCCTCGAAGCGCACCTCGGCACCGTCACCGCGGCGGAGGAACGCCCCGCCGGCGACCGGCGCCTGCCTACCGATGTCCGCAAGAACGGCGGCCTCTGGGTGAAGATGGCCCTCGACGTCCTCGACCCCCGTTCCTACGCCGGCCGGGTCGCCGAGCTCCTCTCCCGCCGATCGCTGCGCGAGTTCTCCTTCGCCTACGACGTCGTCGACGGCGCATGGAACGACGAGGACACCGTCTATGAGCTCAAGGCCCTCGACCTGCTCGAAGTCGGCCCCACCCTCAAGGGCGCCAACCCGCTCACCACGCTCCTGTCCCGCGGCGCCAAGGCCGGCGCCACCGTCGACGCCGACGTGCTCATCGACAACGTGCTCGAGGACCTGCGCCTCCTCGGCGCCGACGAGCTCGCCGAGCGCATCGAGGGCCATCGCGCCGAGCTCACCGCCCCGGCCGGTAGCGTTCCCGACGAACCCACTCCCGGTGACGACGGCAACGCGGAGGACCGCCCCGACAGCCCGGCCGAGGAACCCGACGAGGGTCAAGGCAACGGGCCGGAGGACGGCAACGCGGAGGACCCCGGACCCGGTTCCACAGGAGAGGCCACCCGCGCCCTCCTCGAGCTCGACGTCCTCGAGCTCTCCTGAACCGCTCCTCCTGGAGGTCCCCCAGATGTCCCGTCGTGATGACCTGAACAACGAGAAGGGCCGCCACCTCAAGGCCGCCCGCGACCTGGCCGCCGCCACCGAAGCCGCCGGCCGCGACTTCACCGACGCCGAACGCACCACCGTGAAGACCCACCTCGACGCCGCCAAGGCCGCGCATGACCAGATCGCCGTCCTCGACGGCGACGACCAGCTCATGGCCCAGGTCAACGCCCTCGGCCTGCCCGTCGGCGACCTCGCCAAGGACGGCGGCCTCCCGACCGGTGGCCACCCCGGCGACACGCTCGGCGAGCGGTTCACCAAGTCCGACGCGTTCGTCGACTGGATCGGCCGGTTCCCCAACGGCCGCGTCCCCGAAGGCGCCAAGGGCATCCAGTCCCCGGCCATCGGCTTCGGCCTGGCCGACGTGCACGCCGATGGCGCCAAGGCCCTCATCACCGGCGGCTCCCCCACCTCCGGCGGCGCGCTCGTGCAACGCGACTGGCGGGGCCTCGTCGACGGCCTCGGCCAGTTCACGCGCCCGCTCGTCGTCGCCGACCTCGTCACCGCCGGCCAGACCCAGTCCGACACCATCGAGTACGCCCGGGTCACCGGCTTCACGAACAACGCCTCCCCGGTGCCCGAAGCGACCTCGGCCGCCGTGATCGGCGACGGCACCGGCGGCACCGTGCTGCCCGCCGTCGGCGGCCGCAAGCCCGAGTCCGGGCTCGCGCTGCAGAAGGTGTCGGCGACCGTGAAGACGATCGCCCACTGGATCCCCGCCACCAAGCGGGCCCTGTCCGACGCCGGCCAGGTCCGCACCCTCATCGACGAATTCCTGCGCTACGGCCTCGCCGAGGAGCTCGAGGACCAGATCCTCACCGGCAACAACACCGGCGAGAACTTCGAGGGGATCCTCAACACCCCCGGCGTGCAGGCCCAGGCCTGGGACACCGACCTGCTCACCACGCTGCGCCGGTCCCGCACCCTCGTGCGCATCGGCGGGCGCACCGTGCCCACCGCGTTCCTCCTCAACCCGGTCGACATGGAGAAGCTCGACCTGCTGCGCAACACGCACGGCGACTTCTACTTCGGTGGCCCCACCGCGGCGCCCA